GCTGGTGGCGTTCCCGGAGGCTAAAACCGCGATGGATAGATTGTTGGTTTTATCCACCGGCGATTGATGGCATGGCTTATAATTGGAACCGATATCTCGTCTATAATACACGCCGTCGTATGTTATTTTAGGCGCATTATTGTATATATTTCTCAAAGAATTTTGTAATGAATTTGATGTAGACACCATTGTTAATACGCGCCCTCCTTTTGTATAGTTGTGTCCGTCTATCATCTGTGTACCACCTTCGTATATTTTTACAGTATTATCCAACGGCTCTTCATTTATTCTGATGTATTCAGATAATTTTGAATGAGGGTAGTCTATATGAGACAGAACGACCGCCGCCGAATATTTTTGGTTCCATTTAATCTGTATTAATTTATCATTTATACAGCCATCTATAATTTCCAACAACTTTGTATCCAATAAATTCAGTATTACCTGTGCCTCAGGGTCTCCAAATCTACAATTAAATTCTAAAAATTGTATGCCTGACGTTGTTTTCATGATACCGGCGTACAACACACCTTTGTAATTGAGATGTTTCACCACTTTATTTATATGATGATTGATTTCCAATAATTCCTCTTCATTAAGTATGTTTACAGGACAAATAGCACCCATTCCTCCAGTATTTGGTCCTTTATCATTGTCGTATATTCTCTTATAATCTTGTGCCTGAGGCATTAGATGTCCTTGGGTTCCATCACAAAAGGCAAGCACAGACACTTCTGGACCCTCTAATCGTTCTTCTATAAGAATCCCCTCCCAATTATGTTTATTATTTTCATAAAGATTATTGAATGCGTCCAACGCTTCTTTATGCGATTCTGGCAAATACACCCCCTTTCCTTTTGCTAGTCCAGAATATTTTATCACCATTTGTTTTGGGGATAGGTACAAAAAAAAGTTTTCCAAGTACTTTAAAATTACCTCTTTGTTTTTGTAAAATAAAAATTCAGCAGTTGGAATATTAAGCTCTTTCATCAGTGATTTTGAAAAAAATTTTGAACCTTCTACTTTTGCCTGGTGTTTTGTAGGTCCAAAAACTTCCACAGTTGGAAGTTCTGTTTGCAAATAATCAACCACTCCATTACATAGATATGCTTCTGTAGACGGTATTACAAGATCTATATTATAATCGATACAAAACTGTTTAATACCGCTGAAATCTTCTATGTCTAACCGATGAACGACGTTGGGTTTTAGATGTTCTTTTATGGCATTTTCCCTTGCGCCAAACCCCAATATTAATATATTTCTCATTATAAATAATAATTATATACTTTTAAGTTTATCCAATATCTAATTATAGTCTTAAATTATGTTTTTTTCTGTAACGATTTATTGCTGCACCAGCGCAATCTCTTGAAATAGCAAAATAACGTGCTGTTCCACGGATGCCTCTTCTAGTTTTAATGAAGTGCGAATATATGGTTGAATCACTAGGTATGTATTTTACCATATAATTTACATAAATATACTATATTTAATATTTAATGGTTCTTATTGATAATTGATAAACGATTTGTCTGTATCTATTAATTGTGTATTTTTAATTAAAAATAAACAATTAATTATTAGTATAAATGGACGAACATCGTATTTATTCGGGCAAAGTTAGGGACATGTATAACATGCGAGATGGGACTTTGCTGATGAAGGCAACCGACCGTGTTAGTAGCTTTGATAAGCACATAGGAATTATACCCGGTAAGGGTGAATTATTAAATAAAATGAGTGCTTTTTGGTTTAATAACACAAAACATATTATAAAAAATCATTTGATATCGAGTAAATACAATGAATCCATTGTTGAAAAATGCAAGCCAATTCCATTAGAAATAGTGGTAAGGGCATATATAACCGGGGCTACAAATACCAGTCTATGGATGAATTACAAAAAAGGCGCGCGGGAATACTGTGGGATAAGCATCAGGGATGGTTTGAAAAAAAATGAAAAATTAGACCACACCATAATAACGCCCACAACAAAAGATGTTGAAGACAAGCCTATCTCCAAAAAAGAAATAATAGAGTCTGCCGTTGTAACAGAAGAAGAGTGTGATTTTATATACAAAAAAGCTCTGGAATTATTCAAATATGGGGAAGAAATTGCGGATAAAGCTGGATTTATATTGGTGGATACAAAATATGAGTTTGGTAAAAATAGCAGGGGCGAGATAATATTAATAGATGAAATACACACTTGTGATAGCAGTCGTTTTTGGATAAAAGAGACCTATAAACAACGTCTGGATAAGGGTTATGAACCAGAAAAGTTAGATAAAGATTGTGTTAGAGATTGGGTAAAAAGCGTGTGTAATCCTTACACAGATCCAATCCCCAATATCCCACAAAAAATAATTGACAGGGCTCACAGCAGTTACCGCTATTTTTATGAAACCCTAATCAATGTGGATATGGATTAGTTTGATATGCCAATCATTACCAATATAGGTGTGGGATAAATAGACTTGTCTCTTGTCGTGTTGTATAGACTAACATTACCACCAACAATAGGAATTTCATATATGCGGCAATTTTGTGTTAAATCTGCGATGGTATTTTCAAAATCAAACAGACTGTATTTTGGGTCACCGAAATTCAAACAATTTACCAAACACAATGGTTTAATTCCTGTAAATTTTTTCATAGTATCATGACATTCATCGAATGTTTCACCCCATGTTATTACCAATTTTTTGCTTAATTCATAAATATCCATAATGGAAAAATTATTTACATCTGGATTTTCGCTGTTATTGTTATGGTTCGATACAATTGTTCTGTTTCCAACGGTGGAATCATAATATTCATAATTAACGTCTTTGAGAAAATGAGGTATTTCTGTCATTGTTTTATGTATAGAATTGGGTATATTTGTATAATCGTTAACATCATTGAATGATGTCATCTCTTTTGAATACAATAACCTGGTCGTGATACCAGATTTATTTAATATATTATATTTACCGGTTGAATTGGTAATCCCTATTACGGAGTATTCGAGATCCCATTTTTTAAACACATCGGATACAGCTTTTAATTTATCGTTTGATACAGCACACAGCATACGTTCTTGTGATTCTGAAATTAAAATATTACATGGGTCCATTTCGTACTTTGTGGGAACTTTATCCATGTATATTTCACACCCCATATTGGAGTGTGTTTTTTCACGCCCGCGTTTTATAATTTCTAGGGAAGCACACAGGAGTCCACCAGCGCCCATATCTTGCATGCCTTCGATTAATTGTTTTTCACTTATTTCACAGCATGCTTCGAGCAGTAGTTTTTCCAAAAACGGGTCGCTTTTTTGGACGTTTGACTTGAGTTTTTCAGTTACTATTTCATTTTCAAATGTGTTGGACGCCATTGCGGCACCATTAATTCCCTCGTTTCCTGTTTTACTCCCAACATACACTAGAAAACTATTACACGTAGAAGCATTTCCATATACAATATTCTTCTTTTCAACAATACCCAGGCAGCACACATTTACCAATGGATTTGTGTTGTAGCTTTCATGTGTTTTGCAATTCCCTCCAACATTTGGTACGCCTACGCAATTACCATAATACGATATGCCTTCGATTGCTTTATCCAATAATTGCTTTCCCTTTTCATTATTGCCAAATCGCAGGAAATCCAATATACCAATAGGCCTGGCACCCATTGTGAAAATATCTCTTAGTATACCGCCTACTCCTGTAGCAGCCCCTTCAAATGGGTCTATGTACGAGGGGTGATTATGACTTTCTATTCGTATTGCTATACAGTATTCTTTTCCCTTTTTATCACGCCCAATATCTACAATTCCAGCATTTTCACCAGGACCTTGAACTACCCAACTTTCCTTCGTGTGTAATAGTTTTAGATATTTCCGCGTTGTTTTGTATGAAATATGCTCGCTAAACATTAGATCATTTATTGCTTTGTCAAACTTTATTTGTGATTGTAAAAACCAATGATCGGGAAATAGCATTTTCATCAATATTTCTTTAAAATCTGTATTATTTCTTTCTGGATGAGGCATCATTCCCAATATGCGCTTGTTTGCGTCAAACACTCCTGCTATTTTACCATTGGAATAGGTTAAAAAATGACATATATTATTCTGAAGTCGCCCTATATAATTCCCGTATGAATTAGCAATAAACAGGTCAGTAGAAGTATCAATACCATTGTATTTAACATCGCATTTTACCTTTTTACAGACGAAATGCTTGCACTTATTTAACGATAATTTTCCAGGCAATAGGTTTAATTGTGTTAAAATTTGAAATCCATTACATATGCCTACAATGGGAATATTACGCCTTGTTGCCTCTTTTATAATAGTTGTCACAGGGCTTTTAATAGCCATTGTACCGGGTGAAATGGTATAAGTATCTGTCGCCGCAACATAAGAACGGTCGCCAAACGCAAATCCACCTGGCAATACCAAAAGATCAATATTATTTAAAATTTGTATATCATCACTATTGTGCCAAATATAAAAACATTTATTACCGCCGAATTCAAAATATCGTTTGGTTTCTATATCACAATTAGAACCAGGGTATCTAACAATCGCTACGGTTAACATTTATAATATAAATATTATCATTTATTTATATTATTATTAATAAATAATTAGTCTTCGTATTTATTTAATAAAGTCTCAATACTAATCAATGTGTTTTTATGTATGTGTGTTTTTATTTTTGCTCTAATATCAATACTTTGATAATTAATTCCATAAATCAATAAATTATTTTCCAATTGGATGTTTTCAGGGAGAGATACGGTCAGAGCAACTTTAATAAGATGTTGTTGTATTTTGGAAAATAGTCTACGCGCGTGTTGCTTTGTAAACTCAACCCATTTCACTTTTTTATTTTCATAAATATAGGTTTTATGTGTTGTAGTAAAGGAATAAATCATCTCACTGTAAGGTGTTATAATTTCTTCCACTAAGTCACAATATCCCTTTGTGTATCCGTGATGAGTTATATATTTATAATGGTCTGTGTTTAATGAAGTATTTTTAAGACAATTATCCAGAGAATGAGGAGGCGTTACGTTATCTGTTAACCATTTGAGCTTGTTTTTAATTGCTGTATTTTTAGACTCCAATAATTTTTCTACCGTTTTTAATCGTTCGGATTGAACGTATAATACATCCAATATACGGTTTAATTTTCTATTTAAAGACGTATTGGTTACAATTTCTTTTTCTTCGGCAATTGGAGCTTTTTTTAAGTTATGTTTTATAGTACACGCCGCGTAGTGCTTATCGAATAATGAATGTCTTTTATATTCTTTTCCACAATGCCCGCATCTAAATTTAATTTTTTTCTTTGTCTTGCCATTGACAAGTGTCATTAATAATTATTTGTTAATAAAATTTAACAGAATCAATTTTTTTTTCGTTGCCTCAAATATAATATTACTATTATTTATATGTCAATAAATAGTTGTAATGGTTCCATAGTAAATATTCCCGATACGCGTTTGAATTCCAAACCAGCGAAGCAATCTTCATCGCTTCATACAGATCATAAAAAAATAATAAATGTGATCCAATCAAACGATGGTTGGGGACAAACACAAAAGGTTAACAATAATTGTCCCAATAATAAAGAGATTACTAATGTTGGTGGCCCTGGCGATAGAGTTCAATCTATTTCCAGTCTATGTTGTTTCGGTGGTTCTCAAAAAAATAGATTGATTGATAGGGGTACTGGTGTGGATGTAAAGCATAACAGTTATGAAAGGTATTTGGCGAGGAAAAAAGGGTATGTTTTTCAACAGCAGTTGTGCTAATAAATTTTTATCAAGTATATATAAATGACAGATAAACACAAATTACAAAATATTAATAATAAATTTGCAGATTCTTTAAAAACATTGAGAGAAAGAAAGGCGAAATTAGAAATGGAAATAGCAGAACACACGCATCGAAAGGACGATTTGGTTAGTAATTTGAAGGATTTAAAGGGCAAGTTAAAATCAGTAATTGAATTGTTAGTATCAAAAACGAATAGTTTAAACGAAACGAATAAGGCAATAGTAAGTTCTGAAAAAATATATAATAATATTCTTAACGCGTCGGAAAATCTATTGAAAATGATTATGAAAGAAGAGAACAAGGATGTTGAAAAGAAATAATTATTTATAATTTACAAATCATTATAAATAATTTAATAGATAAAAAACATTTAGAATTTAATATGTATTCTATATAATGAATGATTCTTTCTGCTATTTATTAATAGGAGGCACTTCAAGTATTATATCAAGAACATGTACGTCTCCATTGGAGATTTATAGATTACAAAGACAGAATTATTTCATACCGGGTAGTAATTTCAAACATATTTTCAAAAACGAAGGGATTTTTGGTTTTTGGAAAGGGAATGGTGTAAATTGTATGAGGGTTTTCCCGCAATATGCCATCAATTATACCGTATATCGCAATATGTTAAAACATATGACATTAGAAAATAAATTTCACAACATATTTGTTTCCAGTTTTTTAGCAGGGTCAATATCAATGATGTGCATATATCCATTGGAAACCAGTAGAACTTTTTTATCTCTACAATCCAATAAAACGCGATATAAAAACTTTTCAGATATTATAAGGAAAGTCCCTTTTAAAAATTTGTACGGTGGGTCCATGATGAGTGTAATGGGTTTCGCGCCATGGAACGCTATAAGTTTAACATCATTTAATTTATACAAGGATTTGATACACAAAAATTATGAAGTCGAAAATCCTGTTATTATAAAATTATTATGTGGTGGATTTGCTGGAATGACCGCTATCTCCATCACTTACCCGACCGACTTAATTAGGAGACGATTGCAATTACAACATTTTGGATGTGTCAGTGTTCCTGAATACAATGGTATCATCGATTGTGCTATAAAAGTGATTAAAAATGAAGGCCCAATTGGATTGTATAGAGGTCTAACGGCAGCATATTTAAAGACATTTCCAAGTCTGGCTATCCAATTGTTTATGATCGATACATTGAGCGAATTACACAGTACATACTCTGAAAATAATTAATAAATATATATATATAAATGACGAATGTTAACATAAATTTTGATGAGTATGTACCAGTATTTTTATATTCGCACGCCGGCTTTGCGGAGTGGAACGAAAAATGCAAGGTGGGAAATCCAAAAATAAGCGGGGAAATTAGTGAGGACAATCAGTATTCTAGTCTTATAAATGTGAATGATTTTTTTTTAAAGGTAAACAAAAATATGATTGTGGTTGACCCTATTCCACACGGATTATTATGTGTATCCGGTCATGAAATGGACCATTTGTTTCCATGGGTTATATTAACAGAAGGTAGTAATGCTTTTATAAAAACAAATAGTAAAGAATATTATAAAAAATTAGATGATTTGGGGCTGTCGGTTGATAACATAAATGTATTTCGGCAATTGTATCAGAATACAAAAATGTATTATCCTGGGGATAATATAAATAATTTGCGCATTGCCTTTGACGAAAATGATGGAATCGTTCCATGGAATATTAGAATACCAAATACGGATGGTTCTGGTGAACTATTTAAAACAATACAAGGTTCATGGACTAGACAATACAATACCTTGCGAAACGACCAATGTATTTATTTAAAAGATGTTTTGAAAAAAATACAGTCCGAATTTAAGAACAAAAAAATAATGGTTTATTTAATTTCCTGTCGCGAACAACCAGATTATAACTATATATTTGGAGACGGGTCTAATGACTTTTTGAATGAATTATTAATTAAACAAAATGAGGTTTTAAATACAGGCATGAATAATGTAAATAATTTACGTCCGGGAACAATCACCCTTAGACAAACACGAACACAATTAAAAAATGAAACCGCTTTTGCTCCCAATGAAAAAAATCCCGGTGTAATGGAGGAATTACAACAAATAACAAATACAGCTGTAAAAAAAAGGAAACGAGAAGACAATAAAAAATCAAAAACACGTAAAAAAAGAATAAAGACATTAAGAAAAGGTAGCCGCGGATATAAAAAAAGAACAATTAAGAGTAAGAGTAAAGGCAGGAGCATGAGTAGAAGTAGGAGTAAAGGCAGGAGCATGAGTAGAAGTAAAGGCAGGAGCATGAGTAGAAGTAGGAGTAAAGGCAGGAGCATGAGTAGAAGTAACAGTGGTAGTAGAGTGGTATAGTGTTAAAATTAAGAATTATTAATATTTTTATTATATAATGAATAAAGTTTCATTGTATAATAAGGAAATGTACGGTGAGGTTACGACGACTAATGTTTTAATAGACCAATTATTTGACATGTTAGACGATGGTGTATTTGTAAATGATAAATTGAAATGGTTGGATCCGTGTGCTGGAACCGGTGTATTTTTCGAACGATTATTTTCAAGTCGATTGCTTTCTCTCCCTTCTCATAAAAATAATCTTTTCTGGATGACAGAAATAAATCAACGCCATACAAAATCTCTTAAAAAGAAGTTTGTAAATATTGCAAATGTAAAAAATATTAATTATTTGGATTTTAAAGAGAGAGATTTTGACATTATCGTTGGTAATCCACCCTTTCAAGTGGACGGTAGTATAAAAGTTCCTACAAAAAAAGGTGAAAAAACAAAAGATGGAAAGGAAATGTGGAGTAAATTCATTACCCATTCAGTAGATTTATTAAAAGATGGTGGTATATTATTATTTATAACACCAGCAATATGGTTAAAAAAAGATCATAAAATGCATAAAGTAATACTACAATACAAGTTAGAGAAAATGGCTTGTTATGATGCTGGAGAAGCAAATAAATTATTTAAAGGCAATTGCCAAACACCTATTGTTTTATTTAAATTGGTGAAGGAAAAGGTAACCAACAAAGTACAAATGACAAATGTGGGAGAGATGTTGTATAGGTTTCATTCGGATGAATCCATTCCTATGAAGCATTACAGTGTGTTGAGTAATTTAAAAAAACTTGTAGAAAAAGTAGGTTGTTTGAAGGTGATTAAAACAAGCATGAGGCCAGGTAGACCAAAGGGATTGAAGGTAAACAAATCACATACAGACGTTTTTAGACATAAAAATATAAGGAGTTGTGTTGTGAAAAAGGGGACGAATGGTACTATCTCTCCCAAGTTGGTTGTTGAATATTCAAATATCCCATGTGTTTTTAATAATATACGGAAATTAGTATTGGCACATAAAATGTATGGTTATTGTTATTATGACAAAGAAGGTGAATATGGAATATCCAATCGAGACAATTATGTGCTTGTGGATTATACTGAAAAGGAGATGGAAATATTGAATACCTTTTTAAACCTAGAATGTATTGTGAATTTATTTGATGCGACTAGGTACAGGATGCGGTATTTGGAAAAATATATATTTGATTTTATCCCCGATATAACATCTCTCCCTGATTTTCCAAAAGAAATAGAAGAGCAGTCTGTTTTATCCTACATAGAATAGAAATTGGCAGGTAAGTTACTCGTACAATACATCCAACATATTTGATTCGTTCATGTTCATATAAGACTGTGATGGTTTGTATATTTTTCTTTTGGCATGTGTCGATATTTTCATCTTTTTTGTTCTTATACTCTCGATTGGGAGAGATGTTATACGGTACTTTTTATTGAAATTAATAGAAGTATTGAGTAATTGGTCTTCGTCATCTTCTGTTACTACAGTATTACCCGTGTTTAAATCTTCGTAATGTTCGTCTATCAATGTCTTTATAAAACAGAAACAGTTGCATAAATAATAACCACACATACTACCTATACAACACAGTTCGGCGCAATTCATGTTATATAATCTCGATATTTTATGTTAATAATATTTTATGTAATTAATATTTATTTTTATATAAAATTAACTCGATAATGTAATATACAAATGAGAACAAGAACATTATCAAAGGATGGGTTATCATTGTTTAATATAGCATTAAATAAGTACCCTGAAGCAAAATGTATAGAAAATAGTATAAAATGTTATGGGAAATTAAAACAAATATTAATAAATTTGTGGACTACGGACTATGACATTGAGTTGGATATGACAAAAAAGGCATTGAGAACATCGTCTAAAACATTGTATTCTTATTTAAATGAAAATCATGACGTTATACCCGGGTTAATCAATAATGCAATTGTCAATATCATTATGTTGATATTAACCAAAGACAAAAAATTGTGTAATTATCATGAAATAAAAATGAATTATGGATTTTATTGTAACCTGGCAATTAAAGCTAAGAACGAAAACGATCATCAATCTGCTTTATTAATAAGTTGTGCTTTACAACACTATTGCTTTAACGCTTTGAAAATAAAAAAAAAATATCTAAAAAAATTACAAGAATTGGCAAACACATATGGTAATCCAATGAATTGCTATTCAAAGCACATGAAGGAATTTTTATCCATCGATGATTATAATTATTTGCCTTCTGTGATGATAATGCATATGCAATTAAAAAAAGCAGAGGAACAGTCTAAGGGATTGAAATTCGCAAAACGTAATTCTAAAAATCTGGATATATTGAAAAAATCGTTGACTGAGAAAATAAATGATTATTACAATTATTACAAAGAAAGCGATGAAATCATTAATATATACAATTTAAATCCATTACAGCAATTTGACCTATTATTATCGTCAAAAGGAGATCAAATTACATCGAAATTATTTGACTTAATAGGACAGGTAAAGGTTTATAATAAGATCGGAACAAAAAAAATTGAAAATAGTAAATAAATATATTTATTTCATTAATTATACAAAATGAAACAAATAGGAGTCACACGTTTTACCGACGAAACTTATGAAGAAAATAAACGATGGAAACAAACTAGGGAATACAATGGTTCTATTTATGGATTTGATAGAGAAGTGTCTATCGATAATTTCAATTATATGGGTACAATTTACACGATTGATATAAGATGTTCCCCAAATACAAAAAAATCACCCCCACATATTTATGGAATTGGTGTCATACGTTTCTTAACAAAGCTAGAATGGAGGACTAGAATATACAGTAATCAGGAGTACAATAGGTTTATATATAAAGGTGATAAATACAAAACAAGAGACGAGTTAATAATGGAAAATAAGGAAAATGAAGAAACAATCGAGATATTGGAAAAGTTACTATGTACTGGTCCAAGGCATTTCAAGAGAGGAGACGGTCTTACAAAGCTTACATTTGAGAGAATAATGAGTTATGACCCAGACGCAAAATCGATACCTCAACGATGTTCGAAATGTGGAGCCTTAAAAAAGGGTCATAAAATATGTAAAAGAAAGCACGCAAAAACAAAATTAATAAAACTAAAACGATGTAAAATTTGTCAGGGACCTTTAAAACAAAATGGTGGATTGGCGCATATTTGTCCTGGTAGAAAAAGAAATACAGAATTATTAAAAAGGGTATTATTATTATTAAAATCGGTTTGAATAATAATTTACGCAAGTATCTAATTAAATAAATATGTTATATTTATATAATGAGTGATAATACGGATTTCGATGTAGATAATTATAGCACAGAAGATCTAATACATATTTTAAAATTACAACATTATGTTCCATTAACAAAAGCCCAAATAATTGAGGCCATAGAATCAATGACCGAAGAATTTGAAGGACAAGAAAAATATATAAAATTTTTTTTGAACGTTCAGAGTAAATTATTGAACGATAAAGATATTTATTCGCACGCCGTTGTAGAAGATCAGGCAACTAACGATGTAAATAACATTTCTGAAATGCATGAATTAATCAAAAAAGTTGCGCCAGATACAGTAATGCAAATACCAGGAGAATTAAATGGTTCAAATAACAACAATTTAACCACTACTCGCAAGACAATTAGTTTTGATAGCCAATTCAGACCAATGTTAAGTTCATTGGCAGTTGCATGTCCCGGAGATATATCACAAAACACCTTTAATAAATTAACTCACGACCCTTCTGATTACACTGTGAATTTATCGCGCCCAAATTCAAACGTGGTTAAAATCAAATTAACAGATGTAAATATACCAATGAATTGGTATGTATTTAGTGAGGATTATGGAACAAATTATGTTGATTTATCGTATAATGGCACACGTTACAAGTTGTCATTCGAAGAGGGTAATTATGATGAGACGACATTGATTAATGCTTTAAATACATCAGCAATAGCACATAGTATTGATATTAGTTTTTCACATACATCACACAATAATAAGGTTAAAATTGAAAATAATACAGGTCATACGTTGGAAATAAATTGGTATTATCCTGTAAACAGCGGTTCTTGTGGCTACGCGCACGGTCAAAAGATGGACTATAACCTAGGCTGGTTACTGGGTTTTAGAGGAAAAAGTAATATGTTAAATATTGGCGAATCCCTTAAGGGTGATAGTACATTAAATACAAAGGGATTTGATTATATATTTATTTCATTGGATGATTTTGTGAATAATAAACCAAACCAGGATTTGATAACAAATGTTAGGGAAAGGAATTTATTTAAATTACCATCGTATTACAATATTCATACAATGGATAATGACTGCGATCCTGGGACTTTCCCCGCAGGATGTTTGCCAGAGGAATCCACGTGTGGTATGGTGCCTCAGAACCCCGACGATAAAAATAAATTAACAAAACCACAGCAATATACTGTCGATCAATTAAAGGAAGCAAAGAAGACTGGTGAAGTTGATAGATATGGTGCGCCAAGTACTTCTGAATTATTTGCTAAATTGGTTGTCGATTTTGACTCAAACAAAAGCATAGTATTAAATGGACCAGCCACGCTGGGGTATGTAGGTGAACGAAATTATTTTGGACCGGTTACCCTAAGGAAATTCAGAATAAAACTGCTTTCAAAATTCGGCCATATTATAAATTTAAATAATCGAGATTGGTCGTTTACGATTCAGACAACAGAACGATATTAAACAATGTTACAGCACATGTATCTGAATGGTTTCGGAGATTCAAAATCAACTGTATTGTTTTTAATTCCAGCTAATTTGCCTGGACGATCTTTTGTTTCTTGATAGATATAGGATGTAAATTGTTTAAAACACTCATTTACATTAGAACCTGTTTTTGCACTTGTACCGTAAAACATTATATTATTATCATTACAATAATCATTAATCATATTATAATTTTGTTCTCCTTTAAACGTGTCTATTTTATTGACGACCACCATAAAAAATATGTTTGTATTTGGTATTTCATCGTGTTGTTTTTTAAAATATTCTTTTCTCCAATATTCGATGTTTTTAATTTCTTCTTTTTTCCAACTATCAATTACTATAATAACGCCTACTGTGTTTTTATAATACGATTGAATTATTGAACGAAATGCTTCTTGTCCTGCTGTATCCCATATTTGTACGCGAATCTTTTTATCTTCTATTAGAAGATGTTTACATGAAAAATCAACGCCAATGGTTGTATTATAGTTGTCGTGATATTCATTATATATAAATTGCCTTACCAATGAGGTTTTCCCTACGCCTGCCTCACCGATTACAACGTATTTATATATAAAATCAGAATCATTTGTCTTTGTCATATATAAATTATCATAACATAAAACTTTTAAATTTATCTTAAAGTAAAGAATAAATATATTAAATATTTATTATGTAATTAATATATTAATGGAAATAATGACTTCAAATGTGAAAGAAAAGGCGGATATGATATTGGAACCGTTACAGGTAATGATAGAATTAAGTATGTTGGCATACTGTGAGATAGGAACTAAATTGAGCGTAGATGAAAATTTATTACGTCTTCATAAACCATCATACGTCCAAGGTATTATAAGATGGTGGAAAAATGATAAAAAGCAGGATATTCATTATTTGTTTCATGCTATTCGGCGATATTATATATGGTATAAAACACAGGACCATAAGATTTTTAATTTTATACTGGAGAAGGCTATAGTTGGATTAAATAAATTAATAGATACATATAAAAGATGCGACGAGCAATCTATATTGCAAACCCTATCGCTGTATAAAAATGTATTGGATTTGGATAACTCCGATTTATTTAAAGACAAGTCTGACGAAGCGGTTAACATGGATAGGGTCTTTAAAAATATAATAGATATTTACGATGATAAAATGATACGCGTGGTATATAATATGCTGTTATTGATGGAAGAGAATAAGAATTCACAGCATATTCTGGACTCATATTTATTGGCATTGCAATATTTCATGGTCCCAATTAATGAAAACATAAGAGCATGGATCCAGGAAAATTTGGTTGTATAATAAATATAATATGTATGTATTATATTTATATTTTGAAAAAAAGTCTCCAAAAAAAGTCTCCAAAAAAAGTCTCCAAAAAAAGGCTCCCTTAGAACAGTTTTTTTCCCAAAAGTTTTTTGAGATTTCGATTTTGGACATTTCAAAATTGTCCATTTTGGGAAATTGAAAAAAAGTTTCTGAAAAAAATCGTTCTAAGGGAGCCTTTTTTTGGAGACTTTTTTTCATGAGACCATAAAATTTATGTGTTTTATAGGATGATGAGATGCGTTATGGTTTCATATTAAAAAAAAGGCATAATTACATGAAACTTGATATTTTTTTACATTTTACAGCCAAAAATGAAAAAAAGGCACCATTAGAACAATTTTTTTTAACAAAACTTAGAGATTTTTTCTAATTTTATATAAATGGTTGGAAAAAAAAACAAAAACTACTCTAAAACTACTCTAAAACTACTCAAAAATAAGAAAAAATTTTATTGTAATTGTTGTGACTATTTATCGTTTAATAACTCTAACTATAATAAGCACCTTCGCACCAGAAAACATTTAGAAAAAAAGGGTGTTTTTGCAAAAACGAGCAAACCCCTGGTCTCATCAAATATACAGTTTTTTTGTGAGATTTGTGACTATTCTACATCACGAAGGTCCAATTGGGTCCGTCATATCCAAAGCATAAAGCATTTCAAAAACGAGCAGAAAACGAGCAACTCAGACGATGCCTTACCAACATTGGAAGACTTTAATAACCTGTTAGACGAACTACAGACGTTAAAATCAGAAAAGGAGGCTCAAAAAGGTGTTTTTTCACCGAAAAATTGCAATTCAGAACAAAATTTTCACCAAAATTCCAACAATTCCAATTTAGACATGGAATTAATCAAGAATCAGATAAATAAAATTATTGAAAATCAGAATGAAATAAAAGAAGAGGCTAAGAAAGGTGGAACTACAATTAATAATTACAACAACATATCGATAACGCTCTTCTTAGATAATTATTGTAATAATGCCAAGAGCGTACAAGATTTTTTGAAGAATGTTAGCTTTGAATTAAAGGATATTGTAAGCAATAATTCACTGATAGAAGATTTTTTATCTAAAAAGGTAATTAAGAATTTACAAGATCTTCCAATAACTGAACGTCCAATACATTGTACGGACAATAAGAGAAAGAATTTTATGGTGAAAGATGCCACTAGTGGATGGGTAAAAGATGATGGTACAGATGCGAGTGGGTCGTTGTATAATAAAATGAATAGTCTTCAGAATAAAGCGTACATTGATTTTTTTAATGAATACGATAAGGAGAATCCTTTACCACATGATACAGAAAAAGAACGCATCAAATGCAAGGTTTCAAGAGATATGCTTACAAACAAGGACAAAAACAACAAAAACGCGATCATCGATATAGCAAATAGTATGTTAATTAAAGAAGCCATTGAAAATTCAGTACAAAATAATAAAATAATAAAATAGTATATGGGTTCTATGTTAAGTATTGCCCGAACATATAACATTAATAAGGGATTTATATCAAATAAGATAAAAGATAATAATAATAATAGTTGTGATAATATATATATGGGAAATGTGTTAAGCAAAATGAAGGATACCATGAGCCGACGTTTAAAACGTATGAAAAGAAGGATGAGAAGAGACAGACATGTTGAAAAAATATATGAAGAAATTAGCCAAGAAGATCCAAATATAGAAATGACGATGAGTTCTATTATAATTTAATACAAATATATTTATTAAATTATCAATATAAAAAGAAAATGTTATATTTTTAAAATGAATAAACTCATTGATCCAGTGAAATTTAGTAAATCCGTTAATGTAATGAGGGAATTTTTCCTCAAAAAAGGCTTTGTAGAAGTCCATACTCAGAACGCATTGAGTATATTGGCTGCCTGTGAAGATCCAGAGACCATTTCCACGTATAATTATGGTGGTAAGGTCTGGCCATTGCCCCAAACGGGACAGATGTGGTTGGAAGATGTATTGTTGAAAAATCCATCTTTACCAGGTGCCTTTTGTTTAAGTACCAGTTATAGAAACGAACCAAATCCTATTGAAGGAAGACACGAATTGATCTTCCCAATGTTTGAATTTGAATCAAAGGGCGATATTAATAGTTTACATCAGTTGGAGGCTGAATTATTGGACCATATTGGGTTTCAAAAAACAAATGGAGAGTATCCAAGTGGTGATTACACTGACATCGCGAATAAATATAATACAGTGGAGATAGAACATGAACAAGAAATGAAACTAGCAGAAGATTACGGAGAAGTATTTTTCTTGAAAAATTTTCCCTTTTACACAAGTCCTTTTTGGAATATGAAGGCTGATTTCACGACCAATAAGTCAAATAAAATAGATGTTATTCTACATGGTGTAGAAACGATTGGTTCTGCTGAGAGAAGCACCGACAAGGATGAAATGAGAGAAATGTTTTATTCGATCAGCGATGGGAAGTATAAAGACATTCTATACTCAAAGTTTTCTAAGAAACGTGTAGATAAAGAATTGGACGCATTTTTGGATATGGACTTTTTCGAACGCTATGGTGGTGGTATTGGTGTTACTAGAATGATTCGTGCCATGGAAATGAGTAAATTATTGTAAACATCTCTCCCTTATTTGTAAATAAAATTGAATTAGTTATTAAAAATATATAATCCATATTAATAAATATGAATTATATATTAATCGACGGTAGTTATTATTGCTTTTATAGATATTATGCAATACACGCTTGGTTTAAGAACGCTCACAGAGAGGTAACATTGGAAGACCCTTATAAAAATGAACTGTTTGTTGAAAAATTCAAGAAAATGTTTATAAACAAAATAAAAGAGCTACCTAAAAAGTTAAAACTCAATGATTGTAAAATAATAATAGGGAAAGACTGTTCTAGAAAGGACATTTGGAGAAATGAATACAACAATACATACAAAGAAACGAGGGTGTACGATGATAGTTTTATGGGAGGACCTTTCTTTGATATGGCATACAGTCACTTATTTAAAGAGGCGGGTATAGAAGAAGATGATATTGTTTATTTGAATAAGTTGGAAGCAGACGACTGTTTGGCTTTATTGGCAAAACATTTAATAAAAAAGGATGATAATAATCATGTAACCATTATAACTGGTGATATGGATTATCTTCAATTGGCGCACCCGCAAATTAATTTAATAAATTTGAGATTGAAACCATTGGCTACTCCGAAAAATTCAACAGGGGATCCAAAACAAGATTTATTTATTAAGATAGTAACGGGTGACAAATCAGACAATATTAGCGGTGTATTTCCAAAATGTGGGAAGAAAACCGCGATAAAGTATTGGAATGACAGGGAATTGTTTGAAACGAAATTAAATAGTAATGAAGACTATATCAAAAAGTATGAAAATAATAAAAAAATAATTGATTTTGATGAAATACCATGTGAATTGGTGGATTCATTAAGGGAAAGATACGCAAATTTATTTAATTAAATTGAAACAAAATAATATTAATAATATTTTTTTAATACTATTAATAACAATTATGGAATGCTCGATATGCTATTGTAAATTAACTATAGACAATATACTAAGAAGTAAATGCAACCATTTATTTTGTGGTAATTGTTTTTGGAAATGGACTGAAGAACACAATAACTGTCCTATGTGTAGGGCCAAAATCATTAAAGAAAATGAAAATCTGAAGGCAGAAGAAGATAATATACGAAATAATATATTTCAATTAATGGAGCGAGAAACAACTTTGTATACGACAATTACCGGATTAGAAAATGATTTATATGAATTAGAAGATACACTATTTGAGATAGATACATTTAAAAAGAAACCTGAGGCGTATATGAAAAAATACATGGAAAAGCGCGATAAACGGTTACTTGATATAGAGAAAAAATCGAAGACACAAATGGATGATGTTCTGTCTCAATTAAAAACTTATAATACATTTTATGACAATAACGAACAAATATTTCTCCAAATAAAGTTTGAGAAGGAAAATATGGAGTTGGATAGAGAATTGATTGAAATGGATTGGGATAATTTATTAGTGAGATTAGACACAACCGGGGAAATATATAATACACCTAGTCCACGAAGTGCTTTACAGTCTCCACCCCCTATAATAAGGAATAATAGAACTCGTATAGTCCATATTTAATAAAGATAATTACTGATATGATTACAAATATCATTTGAATGTATTCTTTTATTAAGAATAGATACTACTTCTGCCTTTCTTTTATTGTAGAGATATTTATTTTTTTTTAATGTAGTCATTGCTAATTTAAAATACTTTATTTCAGACTTGTTATATTTATATGTCTGTGATATTAACGATGCTAATTTATCAATATGATGTGTAGCCCTATCATATAATACTTTTACAAGTTTAATATCTTCATTACGAATATTATCTAGAACAATTACATTATGTCGAATTATATAATTTAAATGCAAATAAATGGAACGAACTATTTTTGTTCTATCCCTAACTTTATCTGTTTTTTTAAGTTTGTTAGCGCGTCGCTCAAAGTAAGATATAGAATCTTCATCAAGTCGGCAGTTTTTCACTTGAAGGTAATCGCATAAATGGGGGCAGAAGAAGAACATCATTGTTTTTTTTTATTATTTAATATAAATTTAAAATAAAAATATTAATTATATTCAATTTATTATTGCGTATATAGTCAATCAACATGATCATCGTCGAAATCTAATTCTTCAGCAACGTGTCTAACCAACGTGGGGAGAGATGATTGAAACGATTGATTTTCATTTGAGCGGGGATTAAATTGTGTTGGTGCTGAGACAGAGCGTTGTAAGGTCGAAAACGACATGTCTTGTGATTCATCGTTGAATGTTTGTGTAACATTGTCACTTAACGATCTGAATCCTTGATACAATGGTGCGTCTTCTTCATTTTCTGTAGTGTTAGTATCAAATTGTATACTCTTGTCTACGTCGAATCCATATATATCACCTGTTTTGATAGCATCTATATTAGCACCCATAAATATACAATTCACATTATTTTCCTTTAATTTTTCTATCTTTTCTTTTAAAATAGTATGACTTTTTCTCGATACATTATCAATACCATCTGTTAGTAAAACAAACCATGACATTATGTTTTTATCGTTTAATTCATTAATCTTTTCTTGTAAAATGTTTGCTTCTTCAATGGCACTATCGACCAGTCTAGTACATCCCAATGTAGTGAAATTTAAATCTTCAGTGTTAAGATTTTCTATATTTCCAAAACGCGTAGTTTCATTTGTTTTTTCTGGAAAATATACATCTTTATAATCGGAAAAGGTAGTTAATCTAAAATAACATTCTTCGGCACGTGTTGCGGTTCCTTTGGTTTCATCGATAAACGTTTGAAGTCCCTTTATTAAAACGGGCAATATAGAATTCATAGAACCGGAGCGGTCCAATAAAATAGATCCAACAATAGTTTTTTTAGACTGGGCTGTGATATTCATAGTAAATATTATATTATTTATATTATTTTGAATCAATTTATACAATATGATCTTTTGAAAGGATATAAATATATTAATTTATATGTTATAGTAAATGCAAAACTTATATGGTTATCCAAAAGAAGCTCATGAACAAATTGTAAATGGTGGTATCATGGTATATGAATTTAATAAGAAATTTGAAAAGAAAGTAAGTTTGTCGTCGGATGAAATAAAAATGGAAGTTGAAAATAACAACATTATAATGCTAGAACGAGAAAAAAATAATAAATTGGATATGGCAGTGACCATGTTAGAAAAGAACAATAAAGAATTGAAAGAAAAACTAGACGAGGTTGAAAAAAAATGTATATTTGAACGAGAATCCTATTTAAAGAAAGAAATAAGTATAAAAACGGAACTATATGAAGGGTTTGAAGATAAATTAAGAACAAAAGACGACCGATTGGTAAGTATACGTGAGGATACCATTAAAAAAGAAGAAGCAAAACATAATTATTTGAAAAATGAATTGGAAAGGGAACGTGAAAATAAAAAAACAGAGGTGGCTAGAATGCAAGAATGGTTAAACACAGAAAAATCGAATTATGAATATTTAAAAAAACGATACGAATGTGATTTGGAAAAGGAAGTAGCGAATCAAACAGACGCGTATAAAAATGAGATAGTAGAATTAAGAGGAAAAATACAAGAATATTTCAATCGATATGAAAATAAATGTAAGGGTAAAATTTTTGAAGAGGATTTTTACAAAGCGGTAGAAGAGTATAATGATAAAGAAGAAGCAAATAAGTGGAAGATAAGCCATGTTGGTAGTAAATATGGTGGAATGTGTGATATTATTTTCCAACATAAGGACACAGGGCTTATTATATTAGTAGAATCTAAAAACAATCTGGAAAAAAACCCGGTTCCCACCAAAGATGTTGATAAATTCTATAGAGATGTATTGGATGTTACCAACAATGCTATCGGGGGTATTATGATTTCAACATCAAAAATACAAAAAAAGAGGTCATATGAGTCTGAGGTTGTTCAGAATAAGAAATTATTATTTATTTCACATTTTTCATTGAAAAATATCGGTCAATTATTTTGTAATCTAGACCACCTTGTTATTGAAAAGCAAATTAATAATAAAGGACAAAGTAAAGAGGATAGAAATGATCTATTAATCAAGCAATATGATTTTTATATGGATGAATACAACATTCATAATACTAGATCAAAGAAATCAATGGCAAATGCTGAAGAAATTCGTGAAATTTACCATAAATTGAATAACGAAGATATTAAAATCAAAAAAAACAATGAAAAAAAGGGAAAAAAGAAGAAGAAAAGGGTGGAAAAGATGGAAAATGAAGAAAAAAACGAGGAAAAGGTGGAAATTCACATGAATTTTGAAGAATTGGAGAAAAATTGTGATTTTATCAAAAAAATAAACAATGAAAAACAAACAAAATTTTACTTAAAATACGAAAATGAAGAAAATGCTACAAAATTACAATATTTTTCAGATAATCACAAAATGAGGAAAAAAATGGAAAAAATTGAAAAAGAAGGCAAAAAAATAATAGACCACAGTCCTTTAAAAATAAAGAAGATAAAGGAACAGAGTGACACAATTATAAAAATATCTACATGAATAAATATAATTTATTATTACAAACAATATTAAATTATAAAAATGAATTTATGAATGAAGGTGATATCTCTCCCTTATCTTATAAAAAACTTTGTTTATTTTTTGCATTTTGGATTTATATTCATAACACTTTTTGGATGGCATTTTTATAGACCATTGGGTGTATTAATACCAATTGTGGGTAGTTCTTGGGATTTGAATAATAGCAGATGTTTATTGACACAACTGGAAGAATATATATTTGAAGAATCAATTATACCAGGAAGAATCCAATTGGTTACAAGATTGATTATGTGGATCGATATCGCATGGTTTATATTATCAACATAATTGAATGACTTCATTTGTAAAACTACAGTATTCATTCCAATTCAAATTTTCACCGGACAAAGATAAGTCATTCGGCGTCATAATACTCCAATCTGTATTTTTATTTAAGAGGCCACATTTGGTGTAAATAAAACCGACCAGGGCAGCACACCAAAATCTATCTGTTTTTTGTGGATGTGTGTCTTTTTGAAAAAAAGCTTCAATCCAATCTTTAATAACGATATCATATGGTTTATTGTAAACCACATCATGTACCTGTTTCAAATTTTCATCAGAAAAATAATTTTTAGGACATTGAACTGACCTGTAAAAAATATGCCCTGTATTTTTATAAGATTCTATTAATTCAGATAATGGTGTAATTTGAACGCCTATTTTAAATTTATTATCCTGTGGGTCTGGCTTCTCTTCTTTACTTGATTCCCAAACATATAAGCCTTTTAGATGTGGATGTATAAATGTGGGGTCTTTTAAAACAACCGCTGTATGTGTATAATTACTATGTGTCCCCCATTGAATTAATGAGGTAAAGGCACCAAATATTCCCGTGCTTTTCCTATCAACACATAATATTAAATCTCCAGTTTTTAACTTTGACAAATCATTTAAATGAGTACTTGTAAAATTATAATTCATATAATAATATATTAGATATATTTTTATGTAAAAAAAAGATTATAAATGTTGTCGAGATGTTACTTTAATAAGTCATACTAAATTTAGAGGAAGTCCCTACATAATTTTCAACAGTGACATTGTATAATTCTTTTTTTATAGATTCCTTTACATCCAATTCTTTAATAAAAACGCGAATATCATTTATTGTTAATTTATTATTATTTCTTGATAAATCTTTAAATATTTCGTACGCATTCTGATAACCATGTTTGCGAAGTATAGTTTGTAATCCTTCAACAATAACAATACAATTGTCTTTTAAATCTTTCTTCAACATTTCTTTATTTATATCTAATTTTTTTAACCCTATGAGAATATTTTGATATGCTATGGTTACATGACCGAATACAGTGCCAACATTTCTTAATATGGTTGAATCGGTCAAATCCCGTTGTAACCTAGACACAGGGAGTTTCTCAGACATGAAATTAAGCAAGCAATTGGCAATCAGAAGATTACCTTCACTATTTTCAAAATTAATTGGATTTATCTTATGAGGCATTGTAGATGAACCTACTTCATTTTTATTAAATTTTTGAGATATATAATCGATAGATATATAATGCCATATGTCTCTATTCATATCAACAAATATGCAATTAATTCTTTTAAGACAATCGAATATATTTGAAAGATTTTCATAGTTGTCAATTTGTGTAGTTAATTTATTTCGTTTAAGAGAAAATAATGAAAGAAATTGTTCCATTTCATTTACCCAATCATATTCAGGAAAGGAAACATAATGTGCGTTTAAATTTCCAACAGCTCCACCTAATTTACCATAATATTCCATATTTTTTAATTGTTTTAATTGTTTTTTAATTCTATAATGAAACACTTGTATTTCCTTTCCCATAGTGGTTGGAACAGCTGGTTGTCCGTGTGTATGTCCTATCATTTTATACTTATTCCATTTTATAGATAGTTCGAGCAAATGTGTTAATATTTCTTTAATCATGGGAATTATAAACTGTTCTATACAATCCTTCAAACTTAAAGTGACAGAATTGTTGTTAATATCTTGTGAGGTTAATCCAAAATGTATAAATTGTTTATATCCAGATAATCCAATATTGTCAAATTGTTGATGCAAGAAATATTCAACTGATTTGACATCATGGTTTATTTTAGATTCAATATTTTTTATTTTTATACAATCGTCATAGTCAAACGTTATATATAAACTCCTTAATTTATCCTCTATATAAGGAAGATTTATTTCAAATAGTTTAATTTTTTTTAGAAATAAAAAATATTCTATTTCAACCATAACGCGATACTTAAAAAAAGCAAATTCAGAGAAATATTTTTTCAAATGAGAAGTGTATTTATGATACCTTCCATCGACTGGTGATATACATCCTAAATTATATTCCATAATACATTATAAATAATTTTATTTTTAAATAAAAAATAAAAATATATAAAAAATTTGTAAATAATTATTAAGTTAATAGAGATAGTCTGTAATCTTTCTACACAAATCGGTGGATGATAATTTAACCATTAGAGTAGTTGCAACAAACGCTTTTCGTTCATAGTACATGTATTTAAAATAACGAATGTTTTTAAGCGCCACTTCGACCCGTGCACAATCACTGTGGGTAAATTCATCGTCGTCTTGCATCGCCAAAAGAATGTCAGGTATTTCAGATGAAGTCTGTATTGATTTATTAAGCATTGATTTCCAAAGACAGCGAAAATCTTTATTACTATTCTCAATAATATTTTTATTTTCTCGTATATATCGATTTGTATACAGGTAGATCTGTCTCATTATCCTTATTCTTTCATACACGAGATCTTTATGTCTTCTTTCTTTTTCAAGGAGTGCTTGAAATAATCGAAGTTTCTTTTCTAGAAAATGTTGTAATTTTAAGTATGTTTTATCTTTAGATAAAACTCTGAATTTTGTCATATTAATTGTATGTGTTGTGTGGTATATATGTTGTAGTATTTATATTTAATGAAACAAAATAAGTTCTAAATAGTTTTCAATTTTAAAATGAATTGGGAGAGATAATGATGTGTAAAAAAATATAAATTAAGACCATAACAAAAGCATAAAATAAAAAAAAATTTTTAAAAAAAAAATTAAAATTTTAAAATAAAATATAAAATTTTAAAATAAAA